TCAAAAACTAGTAAGAGTTATATTGAACAATTTTCTGCTAGAGTTGTTGCTGAACAAGAAGATGCTAAAAAAGCATTAAGAGATGCTATTGCAGATCAAGATGCAGATAAAATAGCTGAAGCAAATTCTAGAATAGCTACTTTAGCGGTAGAAGCAGAAAAAGTTAAGATGACTCAAGCTGAAGAAGAAGCTAAAGAAGAAAAAGCTAAAGCTGAAGCTAAAATAGAACAACCAATACAACAAGCACCTCAAACAAACGTTGCACAACCTTCTGGTAAAGCTAAAGAATGGGCTGAAAAGAATGAATGGTTTGGTAGCGATAAAATTATGACAAGTGCTGCATTCCAAGCTCACAATGACCTTGTTGAGCAGGGGTTTGACGCAGAGAGTGATGAGTATTATAATGAAATTGATAAAGTTATGAAGGATAATTTTCCTCATAAATTTAGTCAACCACAGGAGCAAAAGAAACCCGTCCAAACTGTTGCCTCTGCACAAAGAAATCAAACCGGACGCCGATCAGTGAAACTCACCAAGTCACAAATAGTTATCGCTAAAAAACTAGGGGTGCCACTAGAGGAATACGCAAAATACGTGAAGGAGAATGCAAATGGATAATGATATCAAACGAACCTCACGCCAGTCAGAGACTAGGCAAGAAACAAAAAAACCTAGCGCTTGGGCTCCACCATCGAGTTTAGACGCACCACCCGCTCCACAGGGCTTTGCCCATCGTTGGATACGAACGAGCGTGGCTGGATTTGAGGATACAGCTAATGTAACCAAAAAATTCAGAGAAGGTTGGGAATTTGTAAGAGCAGAAGAGATTAAAAACTCATCTGATGTAGGCAAATACCCGATCATCAATCAGGGGCAGTATCAAGGGTGTATTGGAATCGGTGGCCTTGTGTTGGCAAGGATACCTGAAGAGACATTAAAAAGCCGTGCAGAGTATTTCGATAGAATTACTCAAGACCAAATGGATGCGGTTGACAATGATCTAATGAAGGAACAACGACCTGAAATGCCAATCAATATTGATAGGCAATCAAGAGTTACCTTTGGTGGTAGTCGTAAAAAATAGTTTTTTTGCATTACCTACGGAGTTAGCTTGGAGTTAAACTAAACATAAAACGGAGAAAACAACTATGGCAAATCAACTAGAAAAGTTCGGTCTAAGACCGCACAGAAAACTAGACGGTACACCATTAGTAGGTGCTCAAAACAGATACACTATCAAAGCTAATTATGGAACTGCAATTTTCCAAGGTGATTTGGTTATTCCAACATCAACTGGAAATATTGAAAGACATACTGGTAATACTAGTGACGCTGTTGTGGGCGTTTTTAACGGAGTGTTTTATAACGATCCAACTACTCAAAAGCCAACGTTCAGTAATTACTACCCTGGTTCAATCAATCCAAGTGAAGGCAATATCACTGCCTTTGTTGTTGATGATCCAGATGCAGTATTTTTAATGGACGCTGATGAAGCTTTTACAAGAGCAGATCTGTTTAAAAACTACTCTGTTACTACTGCAGGCGGTGTAACACAAACAGGAATATCAAGCGTACAATTAGACGTAAGTGCTTCAGGCACTACTGCTACTTTTGCGGTACAAGCAATCGATATATCACAGGATCCAGATAATTCGGATACTAGTACATCGAATGCTAACATTCTTGTTAGAATCAACAATCACTTCTTTAGAAGTGGTACAGGCTTAGCGTAATAGATAAAGGAGAATAACTATGGCAATATCACGAGCACAGCTAGTTAAAGAACTAGAGCCAGGTTTGAATGCTTTATTCGGCCTGGAATATAACAGATATGAAAATCAACATGCGGAGATTTTCCCGTCTGAAACATCTGACAGAGCTTTTGAAGAAGAAGTAATGTTAAGCGGTTTCGCTTCAGCACCAGTTAAACAAGAAGGTGCGGGAGTAGTGTTTGATCAAGCAGGTGAAACTTTCACAGCAAGATACTCACACGAAACAATCGCTTTAGCATTCTCTATCACTGAGGAAGCGATCGAAGATAACCTGTACGACAGATTAGCTGCAAGATACACAAGAGCTCTTGCAAGATCTATGTCGAACACTAAACAAGTTAAAGCAGCATCTGTGTTAAACAATGCACAGAAAACATCTGGATTTAACGGTGGAGATGGCGTTTCACTAATTAACGCAAGTCACCCGTTAGCAACAGGTGGTACGTTCTCAAACGTACTAGCAACTGCTGCCGACCTTAACGAAACTTCACTTGAGCAGTCGTTAATCGATATCTCATCTTTTGTAGATGAAAGAGGATTAAAAATTGCGACTCAAGGTAGAAAAATGATAATTCCAAAAGAATTACAATTTACTGCTGAGAGAATCATGAAGTCTCCTCAAAGAGTCGGAACTGCTGATAACGATATCAACGCAATGGCTAATATGGGTATGGTTCCAGAAGGTTATGTGGTTAATAACTTCTTAACTGACACGGATTCATATTTCCTATTAACTGATGCACCTAACGGTTTTAAACACTTCATCAGAAGTCCAATTAAAACTGCTATGGAAGGTGATTTCGATACAGGAAACGTAAGATTTAAAGCTAGAGAAAGATACTCTTTTGGATTCTCTGATCCAAGATGTGTCTTTGGTAATGGAAATCTACCAACTAGTTAATAGTAATTAAACTTACTAACTAAAAAGGGGCGGAGTTTACTCTGCCCCTTTTTTTATGTATAATCAAAACACTAGATAAATTAACTTTGTAAACTGGCTAGTCAGACGGTATAGAGATTACAAAGTTTAAAGCTATACAAAGGAGAAAATTATGGCAAATACTACTTTTTCGGGACCAATAAAAGCGGGAACGATTTCAAACACTACAGGTACAACACTTGGTAAAGATATAACAAATGTTGGACAAGTTATAATGGCTCAATCAGTGAAAGTTGATATTATTGGAGCTTCACATCTTAATCAAGTATGTGCAGTAGTTCCAGCAAACTCACAAATAGTTGATGTAATTTTAAATGTAACTACAGTAAACAATGACGGTGGTGCAGCAACTATTTCAGTAGGAACAGTAGCAGATGCAGATGCATTTATAGCTACAGCTAATGTTAAAGCTTTAGCAACTACTCACGGTACTTTAGATACAGAAGCAACTAATGTTGGTACAACTGACATACAAGTTCTTGCTGATTTCACAGGTGCTAACGGAGATGGTACAACTGGTGCAGCAACGGTTACTGTTTTATACATGCAGAATAATTCTGTTCAAGACGCAGTAGACTTATAATAATAAACTAGTGGCTCCTTCGGGAGCCACAAATTAAAGGAGAAGATTTATGGGTGGAGGAAGTTTCACATCAGATCAGTCGGTAGCACATGCTACAGCCACAGCGCAAATGGTTCCTACAACTAGAAGAGCTAGAGTTACTTCTATTCAAGGAAAAGGAAATGCAAGTGGTTCTATTATTTTAAGAACAGGTGGAGCAACAGGAGATGTTGTTGCTACATATTTATTTGGAACAGAAGGATTGTCTGAATACGTACCAGGTTCTGGAATTTTATTTGTAGAAGGTGTTCATGCAACTATTGCAGGAACTGCTGGAGTAACAATTACATTTACGTAAAATGGATTACTACGCTGATTTAGGATTAGAGATAGAATCTTTTGCGAAAGGTGGTATGCCTGCTCGTAACAAGAAAAACTATCGTAGTACTAAATCAGGTGCAGGAATGACTAGAGCCGGTGTCAAGGCTTATAGAAAACTTAACCCTGGATCTAAATTAAAAACAGCTGTTACAGGGAAAGTCAAAAAAGGCAGTAAAGCTTCTAAACGTAGAAAGTCTTACTGTGCAAGAAGTGCAGGACAAATGAAGATGCATAACGTTAATTGCAGTAAAACTCCAGATAAGAGAATATGTGCCGCAAGAAGACGTTGGAAGTGCTAGAAAAAGCATACTGGTTATTTCTAGACTCTATTGTCTATGTTATACTTTGGCTGTTATTTATTTTATTAATACTAGGGGTTTTAATTAGAACAATGATTGATCGTTTTATATATTCGTTTTTTGGTGCACTAGATACTTGGTCTTCCTGGATAGACAAATTATTTGCACCAAGATGTAAATGTAAAAAGAATAAACAAAGGAGACAAATATGATAGATAAAATCAAAATTAAAGTTGCTCATTATTGGTCAGATCACAAGATAGAATGTCTTGTATTTGCAGTTTTAGTTGCAGCAATAATTATTAAATAATTTATTTTAGGTTTTTATGGAGTATCAGAGGATGAACTATTACTTTACAGGTTTACTGATTGTAATGTTAGTTGTCTTGGCTCTCTGCGGAGGACCAGGTGTCCAATAGACCACTCAACATCGGAGAAGAGGCACGTGTGCAGATGCCAATGAAGACGGTAGCTAGCCTAATCGTGCTCGTAGCAATGGGCGTGTTCGCATATACGGAGCTGACTGCGAGGTTGGTATCGTTAGAGACATCACGTGAGTTATTCCAAAATGACTTGCTTAAAAAAAGTGAACAAGTGCCCGTGGACCAGGAGCAAATATTTTTAATTGAGGATCTTTATAAATCTGTAGAGAAAATGGAACAGACTCAAGAGATGAATATGACTAACAAAGTTAATATAGAATTTTTAAGAGAACAGTTAGATAAAGCGTTAGCTGATATTGAAGAATTAAAAGATAAGGTAAGACAAAACGGAGGTCATTAATGGAGTTGATTGTAGCCCTACTTATGATTGTTAATGGAGAGATCAAGGAACACAGAATTCAAATTGATCCTGAATCGGGTAAACCCTCAATGTCAATGTGCTTGAAAGGGAAGCGGGTTGCGATGAGATCAAATAAAAATAATAATGTTGTTTACCAGTGTATTAAGTCGATGGCCGAGCTTGAGTCGAACGTAGACGGATCAAAATCAATTAAAAAATTAATATTGGAGTAATTATGGAATTGACACGTAATTTTAGTTTACAAGAATTAATTAAATCAGATACAGC